GAACGCGAGAGATAGTTCCCTCCAGCCATTGTCAAGACAACGGGTAAACAGCTCATCATGGGATTGATCCCACCAGATTTGGCTAGGTTTTCCATCTTCGATCAGAACCCAGTGGCCTTGACAGCCGTCGAGTTGATCAATACGGCGTTTAAGTTCGTTAGTCACTTTGAATTTAAGGTAGAAAGAAACCCCAGAGTGTGAACCCTGGGGCGATTGATTAGACGAAAGAAGGAAGTTCAATCGGAAGCGTTATCACTTTGAAGGTGTAACGGTCTCCGTCAACTGCACGGCAAGCCCGAATAAAGGACTCAGCCTGCTGTCTGGTTCGTGGCCTTCCACCGTGACTGGGAACCCAGCCCGATGATATGCCCTGCCAGCGTGCGACTTGATGTCTCACTTTGCAGCCTCCCGAGTCGTGATCTTGGTCAGCTCGGTTGACAGCTTCAGCAGGAACTTCCGTGCGTCCTCGTCCTCGTTGCGATACCCGAGACATTTGACGTACTCGACTACTCCCTCTTGCAGTTGTGCAATAGTGAGACCCTCTAGCGTGATCTTATTTGCCGAGTCGGTATCGCGGACCTCAATTTCAGCGTCGTCCCGGTAGCTGCTTGAATAAAGCTTCACCGAGCAGGACTGCTGAATCTTGAAAGTGTGCGCTGTTGAATGTTGCATTTTGGGTAGATGCGAAGTTTTCTAGGTGCTTATTTCACGCGCCGGCACTGGCGAGGCTGTCTCGTCACGGGAGAAGCATCCGCTGGCTAAGCCAGAATATTTAGTGCATCAGAAGCTAGCGGCGCACGGAGGCTGACCCGGTTCGACTTACTCACATTTTGGAAGCGGTGAGCTGGATCGCTCTTCCCTCTTCTTGTTTGTATTGTAGTGCATTGTGCTCCAATAATCAAGTATCAAATGATACAAAAGGGGGTATCATTGCGATCTTTATATTTCTTTAAGGTCGAGTGGGGAACTTAAATAAATACTGCCAAACCTATCTACTGTGCTACCCGGGGGCAGGGGTCAGAAAGCACACTTCTTATGTGCTACACCCCAAAATAAAATAGACCCTATACTTAGCCCTACATGTTGCTATTGTGACTGGACAGGTTGTTTCCGAGTTATGGACGAAAATACACCCGAAGAGAAGGTAGTAAAAAGAATCGGTGGTCCGAAAAACCCAAAGGACATCCAAGACGCCCGTATTCTCCGTTTATATCGCCGCCAATTAGAAGGCTTACCCGCTCTCCAACTGGTACTTGACCACGCAAGCAAAGAACAGGTGGGACGTGCCACTGCATTCCGCGACTGGAAAGCAGTTCAAGTGCTAAATCGCGAAGATTTTGAGCGTGAACGCGAAGATATGGCCTCCAGGATATTTTCTATGCGCTCCCGCCTCTACAACTCAGCCATAAAGCGAGGCCAAACACAAACAGCTGCCAACGTTCTCGATTCCCTGGCACGTATGGTCGGTTGTGATCAAGTGCAAGAAAGTAGCACATTGCCTGAGATCCACGTTAGGATCGAAAAACCCGAGTAAACAGCACTTTTGGCGAAAACACTTGATATAAGCCTTCGCCCTGCCCAAGGCATTGTATTTAGCGCCAAAGAAAGGTTCCGCATATTGGTCGCAGGCCGCCGCTTCGGCAAATCTTACCTTTCCTGCATCGAGCTATTCACCAAAGCCCTGGAACGTCCCGGCGAGACCTATTTTTACTGCGCCCCAACATACCGAATGGCGAAAGACATCGCCTGGAAAACGCTAAAAAAGACAATCCCAAAAGAATATATCCGTTCCAAAAACGAAACCGACTTACGCCTAGATCTTGTAAACGATTCCACGATTGAACTAAAGGGCACAGAGAATGCAATGGCACTTCGTGGCCGCTCTTTAGCAGGAGTAGTTCTAGACGAAGCCGCCTTCATGGAATCAGAAGTCTGGTTCGAGGTAATCCGCCCCGCTTTAGCGGACAAACAAGGCTGGGCACTCTTCATCTCCACCCCGGATGGAACGGCCAGCTGGTTTTACGACTTGTGGTGCTATTGCGAAGAGGACAAAACAGGCGACTGGATCCGCTGGTGCTACACAACAATCGAAGGCGGCAATGTTCCCGCACACGAAGTCGAAGCAGCCCGCACCCAACTCGACGCTCGTACATTCCGCCAAGAATTTGAAGCCAGCTTCGAGAATCTAACGGGCCTAGTCGCTATAAGTTTCAGCGACGAAAACATATCCACCGACGCCAAAGACATCAAAATACTGCCATTACTACTAGGCGTTGACTTCAACGTTGACCCAATGTCTGGCATCTGCGCCGTAAAAGACAACGGCACCCTATACGTCTTCGACGAAATCATGCTTCGCGGTGGAGCAACAACCTGGGACTTCGCAGAAGAAGTAACCCGCCGCTATGGCGTGGACCGTCGAGTGATCGCGTGCCCGGACCCCACAGGTGGCGCAAGAAAAACTTCCGGCATCGGCGTAACAGACCACACTATTTTGCGTCGCAGCGGTTTCAACGTTCAATCACCAAAAGCACCCTGGAAAATCCGCGACAAAATCACAGCAGTAAACACCGCATTATTCGATGCTGCTGGAGCGCGAAGAACTGTAATCCACCCACGTTGCAAACAACTAATCAAAGATTTAAGGACGCTAACTTACACACCGAACACCGGCCTACCCAACAAAAATTTAGGAGTAGACCACGCCTTCGACGCATTCGGATATTTAGTTTTACAACAGTTTAATTTAGCCAAACCCGAGACTATGGGCACTACTTCTCACCGGTTGTATTAAAGTGAGGCGAATAAAAAGAATACCCTGCCCAATTTGCGGGTCAGAGGAAACAAAAGTCGTATGTACATATACATCCCAAGATGATGATGTGGTGCGATTTCGTAGTTGCGAAAAATGCGGCAACCATTTTAAGACGCTCCAGCAACCTGAAGACATCTTGTCAAGCACAATAGTAGTCAAATATTATCCCCGAGGGAGCAAGGAGCATAAAGGTAAAAAGGTCATCCTTGAGTGCGACCCGCGATTGGCTTAGAATAAGGAGACTTAAGGTCTTGATATGGCTTACGGTATGGCGGCCAAGAAAAAACCAGCAAAAAAGCGTGGTTTGTACGCCAATATCAAGGCAAAACGTGATCGAATCAAAGCGGGCTCTGGCGAAAAGATGCGTAAACCAGGCGCTAAAGGCGCTCCAACCGCGAAAGCGTTTAAGAAAGCTGAGAAAACTGCAAAAAAATCGAGCCGCAAAGCGGCAGGAAGTCGAAAGTAATTGAAGATCTGGTCGTAGCTTGTCGCGGTTAAGCAGTTAGACTGTTAGGCATAGAACCTTCCTATGTCTACCAATGGCTGTTATTCGAGGAGAAGAGGGCGCTGTCCAATTTGCTCCCACTGGTAGTGGCAACGCAACAATCGTTGGCACTCGTAGCTGGACGCTCAGCATCACAAAGGACACACTTGACACCACCAAACAGGGCGACACCTTCCGTTCCAATGTCGGAAGCATGATCTCTGGCTCTGGCACGGTTGAGCTTGTCTATGACCCTGACGCAACTGGTCAACCTACCTTTATTGAAGACATTGTTACGGCTGCTGATCCAGCAGACGCAACCTTTGAGTTATTCACCAAAGGAACAACAAGCGGTACCGATTCAGTAAGTTTTGCTGGAATTATCACCAGCATGGATATTGGATCCACTGCCGGTGATCTTGTCGTTGCAACCTGCAACTTCATCACTAGCGGAGCAATCACCAGCAACCTTGAATAAAGGTTGATGTAATGGTTGAATATCGCGGCGAACGCTTCGCTGGCTACAACAAACCTAAACGTACTCCGAGCCACCCAACAAAATCCCATGCCGTCTTGGTAAAGGAAGGGGAAACGGTTCGACTAATCCGATTCGGACAACAGGGAGTCAGTGGCTCACCAAAACGTGAAGGGGAATCTGTAGCAGCAAAGCGTCGTCGTGAATCATTTAAGGCTCGCCACGCAGCCAACATCAAGCGTGGCAAGCTTTCCCCTGCTTACTGGGCCAATCGCGTGAAATGGTGACATGACTTACTCCGTTCCTGGCTCGGTACGCACCCATCTCGTCAGTTCTTCTTATCTTGGAAGTGTAGATAGTCCATTTGTTCGCACCAAAGCGGTGATCGATCAAATGAAAGGCTGGGAGATTATGACAGCCGTGACAAACGGCACCGAATATCTACGCGAAAACAGCGAAACCTTCCTTCCACTAGAACCCCGCGAAGACTATGCAGCCTATCTGGCGCGTGTCAATAGAGCTGTATTTTCACC